AGATTTAATCCAATATGATGGCTTATCAGAAGAAATGATAACCCTCAAATCTATTATAGATGAAACCAACATTAGATTAAATATACAAACGGAATTAGTTTCTAACTTAAACTCCCAACTTACAAACTATCAAAATATAATTGCTAAAAAAGATGAGCAATTTACAACCCAAAAAGAATTAGCAAATCGATTACAACAAGACCTTAAAAAACAAAGGTTAAAAACAAAATTAATGGGTGGTGCTGGTTTACTTTTAGCAGTCGCTGTAGCCTCTATACTAAACTAATGTCTGATTTTAAATTAGTTATAAAACAAGAATACCTTAGGTGTAAAAAGGATCCTGTCCATTTTATGCGTAAATACTGCTATATCCAACATCCTCAACGTGGTCGTATACAATTTAATTTATACCCATTCCAAGAAAAAGTATTAACGTTAATGCGTGATAATCCATATTCGATTATCCTAAAATCTAGACAGCTAGGTATATCTACATTATCCGCAGGATATTCTTTATGGTTAATGATTTTCCATAAAGACAAAAACATACTTTGTATCGCTACAAAACAGGAAACAGCTAAAAATATGGTTACAAAGGTAAAATTTATGTATGAAAATTTACCTTCATGGCTTAAAATAGATGCTGAAGAAAATAATAAATTAACATTACGATTAACAAATGGTTCTCAAATCAAAGCAACATCAGCAAGTTCAGATGCAGGTAGATCTGAAGCAGTATCTTTGCTATTAATTGATGAGGCTGCTTTTATTGATAATATTGGTGAAATATGGGCATCAGCTCAACAAACATTAGCTACTGGAGGTGGATGTATAGCATTATCCACACCTTATGGTACGGGTAATTGGTTTCACCAAACTTGGGCTAGAGCTGAGGCAGCGGAAAATGATTTTTTACCCATTAAATTACCTTGGTACGTCCATCCAGAACGAGATCAAACATGGAGAGATAAACAAGATGAATTATTAGGTGATCCTAGAATGGCAGCACAAGAGTGTGATTGTGATTTTTCCACCTCTGGTGATATTGTATTTTACCCTGAGTATATAGAATATTATGAAAAAACTTATGTAAAAGAACCTTTAGAAAAACGAGGAGCTGATCAAAATTTATGGGTTTGGGAATCACCCGATTATAGTAGAGATTATATGGTTGTAGCTGATGTAGCTAGAGGCGATGGAAAAGATTACTCAGCATGTCATGTTATTGATATAGAAAATAATGTACAAGTAGCTGAATATAAAGGACAAATTGGTACTAAAGAATATGGTCATTTATTAGTAGGATTAGCTACAGAGTATAATGAGGCATTATTAGTAGTAGAGAATGCTAATATAGGATGGGCTACTTTACAAGTATGTATTGATAGATCTTATCCTAATTTGTATTATTCTCCCAAAAGTGAAAATAATGCTAATTCATATTTTGAAAAATATATGGATACATCTAAAATGACAGCTGGATTTACAATGTCATCTAGAACAAGACCTATGGTTATAGGTAAATTTCAAGAGTATATTGGCGATAAAGGGGTTACTTTCCAATCCAAAAGGTTAGTAGAAGAAATGAGAGTATTTGTTTGGAAAAATGGAAGAGGAGAGGCTCAACAAGGCTATAATGATGATTTGGTTATGGCTTTTGGAATAGCAATGTATATTAGAGACACAGCTTTAAAATACAAACAACGAGGAATAGATATAACAAGAAACGCTTTAAATAATATAACAGTAAACCGAACTCAATATCAAGGTGGTTACTTCTCAAAAGGAACAGATAACCCTTACCATATAGACACAGATAAAGGTAAAGAAGATATTGGTTGGTTATTTAAATAATATTTATAATAATAATAATTATATAATGGCAGATAAAGGCTTATTTAGTAGACTACAAAGATTATTTTCAACTGACGTAATTATACGTAATGCTGGAGGAGATCAAATAAAGGTAATTGATAGTAATACTATTCAATCAAGTGGGGAATTACAAACTAATTCACTAATAGATAGATATAACAGGATTTTTTCTACAAGTCCATCTTCACTATATGGTTCTCAATTTAACTTCAACTATCAGTATCTTAGACCACAATTATATTCAGAATATGATGTAATGGATCAAGATGCTATTATTGCTTCTGCTTTAGATATCATTGCTGATGAATCTACTTTAAAGAATGATATGGGTGAGGTATTATCTATCCGTTCTTCAAATGAAGATATTCAAAAAATATTATATAATTTATTTTACGACGTATTAAATATTGAATTTAATTTATGGTCATGGGTTAGACAAATGGCTAAGTATGGGGACTTTTTCTTAAAATTAGAAATTGCTGAAAAATTTGGTGTATACAATGTTATCCCTTACACAGCATACCATATCGAAAGACAAGAAGGCTACAATGCAGAAAATCCATCTGAAATCCGTTACAGATACTCACCAGATGGTTTGGTAAACACCAACTCAGGAATGTATAAAGTGCCAGGCCAACCAGGTACAGATAACTCCCCAGGTGTTTTCTTTGACAATTATGAAATGGCTCATTTTAGATTAATTGGTGATACTAATTATCTCCCCTATGGTCGTTCTTACATTGAACCAGGTCGTAAGTTATTTAAACAATATACGTTAATGGAAGACGCAATGTTAATCCATAGAATTGCACGTGCTCCAGAAAAACGTATTTTTTATATGAATGTTGGGTCTATCCCACCAAACGAAATAGATGCATTTATGCAAAAAACTATTTCAAATATGAAGCGTACTCCTTACATGGATCAAAAGACAGGTGAGTATAATTTAAAATACAATATGCAAAACATGATGGAGGATTTTTATATCCCAATTCGTGGAAATGATACAACAACTAAAATTGAAACCACTAAAGGTTTAGATTACGATGGTATACAGGATGTTGAATACTTAAGAGATAAGTTATTTGCTGCTTTGAAAATTCCTAAAGCATTCTTAGGGTATGATGAGAATATAGAGGGTAAAGCTACATTAGCAGCCGAAGATATTCGATTTGCTCGTACTATTGAACGTTTACAACGTATTATGGTTTCTGAGCTTAATAAAATTGCATTAGTTCACTTATACGCTCAAGGTTATAGAGATGAAGCATTGACAAATTTTGAAATTTCAATGCAAACACCTTCTATTATATTTGAACAAGAGAAGATTGAGTTAATGAAATCTAAAACTGAGTTAGCTCAAACACTCAAAAATGAAAAATTACTTCCTACTAATTGGATTTATGATAACATCTACCATTTATCTGAAGATCAATATGATGAATATAGGGATTTAATGAGAGAAGATGCTAAACGTGAGTTTAGAATGAACCAAATCGAAGCTGAAGGAAATGATCCAGTAGAAACAGGTAAATCATATGGTACCCCACATGATCTAGCTTCACTATATGGTAAAGGAAGAATGTATTCCGACCCAGGTAATGTTCCTGATGGGTATGGTGAAGATAGTAAAGTTGGACGTCCTAAGGATGGTATTTCTAACCACGGAAAACAAAGTAGTAACTTTGGTAAAGATCCATTAGGTACCAAACGTATGAAAGATACCGATAAAAATGATTCTACAAATAGTAGAACAGATACAAACAAAAATGGATTAACATTGGAAGCAGCTCAAACAACTTTATTGAAAAATAAAGATATGTTTAAGAAAATGAATAAAAAACAATTGGTATTTGAGCAAGATAAAGATGATACTTCAATTTTAGATGAAAACCAATTAAAAGAATAATTTCCTCCTAATATTTATAAATAAATATATTTTTTGATGAAAATAAAACACTCCAAGTATAAAAATACGGGTATTCTATTTGAATTATTAGTACGTCAAATAACTGCGGATACATTAAAGGGTGGAGATTCTCCAGCTATTAATATCCTTAAAGAATATTTTGTAAAAACTTCCTTAGGTCGTGAGTATAAGTTATATGAATCGGTATTAAAATCCAATGTTTTAAATGAAGGTAAGGCGAATATAGTAATCAGTACTATACTTGAATCTTCTAAAGGATTTAATCGCACTTCACTAAAGAAACAAAAATATAACTTAATTAATGAAATTAAAAAACATTATAATTTAGATGTTTTCTTTGGTGCTAAAATTAAAAATTATAAG